AATAAGAATTGTTATAAACCTGCACATACATCTGAAAGTTTATACGTTGAAGAAGAAACGTATTTATTGGGTCCTAGAAAAAGTTGGAAAACTTTGTAAAAAAGACTTGACAAGTAAATATAATTGATATTAAATTACTGATAAAATTTAAATGGATTACGACAAAGATAAGTATAAACTAGATCTTAAGGATATTTTATCTAATTTGCAAGTAAAAATTCCAAAGGGATACATTGAGGTAAAAGTTGCCAAAAACAATACAAAAGAAGACATCAAGGACAAGAAAACAAAACAAGAAAGACAATAAAACTGTTTTTGGTTTTGATAATGGACGAATAGATGCATATACTATCCCTGAAGAAGTAGAACTAACAAGAGATATATTCACAGAATATAAAAGCTCAAGAGAGCTTTGGGCACAAAAATTTCAAGAATCATTAGAGTTTAGAGCTGGAGCTCAATGGACTAACGAAGAACAAGAGGTACTAGAGTCTCGTGGTCAAGCACCAATCGTAGTAAATCGTATTCATCCTATCGTAGAAACAGCAAAATCTTTACTTACATACAATTCACCACAATTTAGAGCAACGGCTAGAGAAGATTCAGATAGAGATACTGCAAAAGTATTTTCTGATTTATTTCAATACATATGGCAGACATCTAGTGGGGATGAAGAGTTGAAGAGAATTATAGATGATTATTATGTTGGTGGTATGGGAGTTATGCAGGTGTTTCAAGATCCTCAAGCTGACTTAGGTAAAGGAGAAGTTTGTTTAAAATCAATAAATCCTTTAGATGTTTATATAGATCCTAACTCAAAAGATATATACGCTAGAGATGCTGCACATATTTTAGTATGTAAGTACATGACAGATGAATATGCAGAGTTAGTATATCCTGATTATATGGATATTATAGAGCAATCAAATCCAGAACCTGATAATGATGATGATTATCCTGTAACAAATCTGGCAGCAACAGAAGGGCAAATGTTTTTTGGTGACGATGATACTACAATACACAATAAAAGAAAGTATACAGAACGTTATACAAAAACAATTATGCCTTACTTTAATATTTATGAACCTTTTTCTCAAAGAGAGTTTTTGTTTACACCATCAGAATATAGCAAGTATTTAAGCAAAAGTTATATTAAGGTAAGAAAAATTACAGGAGAAGAAGTAATTGTGTTTGAAGATGAGTCTGTATCTCAACTTTATGACATATTAATAGAAACAGGTGGAGTATTTCATTTTGAATTACCAGATCCAGAAGTAGGTCCTGATGGTAGAGTTATACCTAAACCTCCAGTGAGGGTAAACGGTAGAGAAGATGAAGATGGTATACCAGGCAGTACAACTACGTTAATACCTGTTTCTGTAGAAGAATTAATTGGTATGCAACAAATAAATGCTAATGAAATACAAAAAGCATGTATTGAGTTAGTTGTTAGTGTTGGAGATCATTTACTATACAAAAGAATGTTACCAACAGAAGATTACCCTATTATTCCATTAATGAATGTGCATCATCGTAATCCATATCCAGAATCTGATGTAAGATTATATAGACCTTTACAGGAATATATAAATAAAATACGTTCATTAATTATAGCTCATGCTAGTACTAGTACAAATGTTAAACTACTAATACCAAGAGGTTCTGCTGATCTTAATCAGATAGAACAAGAATGGAGTAAAGCTGGTACTAGCGTTATTGAGTTTGATGCTGAGTTAGGTGCACCGATTGTTGCTGGCCCAGTCCCACTACCAAATGAACTGTATAAGAATGAAGCTGATGCTAAATATGATTTAGAATACGGCTTTGGTATTTTTGAGTTGATGCAGGGTAGTGGTAAAAGTGCACCATCAACATATAGAGGAACATTAGTAGTAGATGAATTTGGTCAGCGTAGAATTAAATCAAGAAGAGATGATATAGAAAAATTTTTAAATCAATGTGCTAAAGTTGCTATACCTTTAATTCAACAAATATATACAGAAGAAAAAGTTATACGTCTATTACAACCTAATGGTTTAGAGAAAGAAGAAATGATTAATGTATTTAAAGAAATGGAAGATGGTACAGTAGTTAAGTTTCATGATGTGGGTGTAGGAAGATATGATTTAGTTGTTGTATCTGGTTCTACGTTGCCTACAAATAGAATGGCACTATTAAATACGTATATGCAAATGTTCCAAATGGGATTAATAGATCAAACAGAAGTATTAAAGAAGACAGAGCTTGTAGATATAGAAGGAGTAATGCAACGTTCTGGACAAATGCAACAAATGGCACAACAAATACAGATGTTACAAGAAGAATTAAAGAAGACTCGTGGAGATCTTCAAACTGCTGAACGTGAAGAAGTACATGCTAAGAAACGTTTAGAAGTAGAAAAATTCAGTGGGGACTTAGATAAAATATCTAATCGTGCTGATATGGCAGCTAGCTTATATAAAGCTAGACTTAACGATGCAAAATCAAATCTGATAAACTCCGTTGCACCTGAGGAAGTAGATAACATGGAAGAAGAAAATGTTTTCGATATACTACCTGAGGAGATGGAGAGTTAGAGTAAGGAGAAAATATGCAAGAAGAAAAAAACATGGACAATACACAAGAACAACAGGTAGAAAGTCAGACTGCAACTGAACCTACCACACAAGAAGATATTTTTAATGACATTTTTGGTCAACCAAATACTGATCAGTTTGTTGCAAAAGTTGAATCAGAACCAGAGACATCCATTAAAAGTGAACCTTCCGATGTTCAAAGTGTAGAAGATCCAAAGAATGATAATGACAGTTATAAATACTGGCAAAGTCAAGCAGATAAACGTGCAGCTGAAGTAGATTTATTGAAATCACAAGTTACAGAGCTAATGAAAGCTCAAACATCTACACCTGCAGAAGAGCCTAGAGAGGAAATAGTTCAAATAGAAAGACCTGTTAAACCTTCGAAGCCTGCTGATTATGATCATTCTGAGGCACTGGCTGATCCTGAAAGTGCGTCAGGTAAATATCTGGCAAAACAGGAACAGTATATGGAAAACTTAACAAACTATATGACTGATATTGAAGAAAAACAAACTAGACAACTTCAACTTCAAGAGGCTGAACAAAGAATAACTGTTAGAAATCAACAGGTTTCTTCTCAGTTGCAAAGTGATTATGGATTTAGTCCTCAAGAAGCAGATCAGTTTATAAATAATATGAGTAGTCCAGATTCATTGTCTTTAGATAATTTAGTTAAATTACATAAATTGAACACTGGAACTTTAGAACAACAGGCTTCTCAGCAGGTTGTACAACAAGTAACACCAGAAGCTCAATTAAGATCTAACATAATGACTCAAAGACAGGAAAAATTAAGTATACCTACGCCAATAGGTGTACAGCCAGGTGCTAATGTGCAGTCATCAAAAAGTGTGGAAGATAAGATGATGGATTCTATGATTGGTAATTACAAGAAAAAGAATCCGTTTGGAAATTAATTTAAGGAGAGATTAAGATGGCAAATGTATATAGCATGACACCAGGAGAAGCAGTTCAGGGTACTTCCATCAATGTTGATAGACGAATCTTCAACTTTGGTGAGAGAGTAGCTGAG